CTAACATTTGCTCGGAGAGAAACCAGCAGGCATCTACAATCTTGCTGGCAAAATCTTTAGTGTATGCTACATATCCAATAAGAAAGGTAGTAAAAACATATAAAATTGAAAGCACTGATGTAATCATGGTGACATCATCATGCCAAATTTTGGTGACAATATCATTATGCCAAGCCCAAAATACACCAGAAGCTACTAAAAGATTAGTTATCCACCAAATATAAAACGGTTTAATTGCTCTCATTTTAATCCTCATTTGTGCCTAATAGTGTATTTAGGAGGTTAAAACTTCAATAGCCCTATCTACATAATTGGCTCGTTCTTTTACGAATATCTGTGGAGATATCTCGTCATCTACAGTTATTATAATAACAACTTGCGGGACTGAGATGGAATATAACCTTTCAAACATCATAGAGTAAATTGTGGATTGAAGGAAATAGCTTTCAATCCATTCTTCTTTTTTAAACTTCTTTGATGTCTTGAAATCTATGATAGAAGTTATCCCATCATACTGCGCGACCAAATCAGTTCTACCAGCGCACCCTAGAGCCTTAGACCAAAGCGGAAGCTCAACGCCAAGGATATTATCTACATGTTCGTCCAACGCAGCTTTGATGGGTATGAACGAATCAACATTAACAGGCATTTCGTTAGAAGAATAATAACGTTCTTCGTTGAGAACGTATCGTTCGGCAATACTGTGAATAGCATTACCACGACGAGTAGCAATTTTTGAAATGCGATTAGCTTCTTCCTCGCCAATTCTCTTCTTCCATTCCAGGAGAGCGGTTTTATCCAGCTTCTCACCCAGAACAGTGGTAACTGATTTGAGTTTAGTTAAACCGTCGGGCAGCACATAGTAGCGCTGCCCGTCAACGTATTCGGTTGATAGATCCCACTTGGGAACCAATGTATGCTTGAATATCTTACGCGACAATTCCTAATCTATCCTTTTGTATAATATAATCTTTGACCATAGCACTTCTAACAATATCATGCTCGTCAAAATCAATAAAGGCAAATGATTTCATTCTATCTATAATCCTCATGAAGGAAGGCAATCCATTCTTCTCGTGATCTTTTGTGAAGTCTGATTGTCTGAAATCTCCAGAGAATATAATCTTACAATTTTTACCAACACGGGTGATAACAGAATCAAGTTCGTGTAGAGTCATATTAGCAATCTCGTCAACAATGATAATACAGTTGTTGAGGGTAATACCGCGAATGAATGAAGTAGAAATAAATTCGACCAGATTTTTTTGCTTGAGGTAATCATATGCATCACCTCTGTTAAACAATTCTGTACATATCGCATAATATGGTGCTTCATAAACCTTGGCTTTCTCTTTTGAGTTGCCAGGGAGAAATCCCATGTCTCTAGTAGGCACAACACTTCTTACAATTATAACCTTTTTATATGGACCATCAGCTTCAGTCAAAACTTGATTGAGAGCTAGATACATTGAAATAAAACTTTTTCCTGTTCCAGCAATTCCATGAAGCATCAAGTTTTTTCCAGCGTCATATGCTTCAAAAGATTCTTTCTGATGTTTTGTAAGCGGCTCAATATTCTTTAATTGGAAGTTCAGCTTTTCTTGATTTGTATTGTTTTTATTATTTTGCCTTAGAAGTCTTTTTTCTTTTCTTGTTAACTTTCTATTTTCTTCTTCCATTTTGTCCTACTAAAAAGTGTTTATGGTGCTTCTTGTAATTCCTCTCGAGTTTTTCTTTTTAATATCTTTGAGAAGATCACGGAATCCATTATCGGGTTTCCCCATTCCTCTTCCTGATGATATCATCGGAGCGCCATTAACTAATTGCGTTACGTTTGGATTATCTTTTAAATAATCGTCGAGAGCAGAGATAGTCATAAACTCCTCATACTCTTCGTTTGTTTCGTTATTTAAAAATTTATATGTTGGCATTTATTCCCAATCATCATACTCGTCTGTTTCCAACAATGCAGTAATATCTTTTGTTTTTATTGCACGCTCAAAACGTCTTTGCTTGCGTTTATCAACTTTGTTTTTTGTTTCGACAAAATCTTCTTCTTCGTCAAAAGAAAAATCGTTCTTTTTAAACTTGCGTAGTGACTGTTTGCTCATTTGAAATTAGTCCTGGTAATGCCTCTATTACGTGTTGAATTGTAATTCCCTTCATGGGTTTCTTGTCCTTAAACAAGCACAACATCTCAGCATCCTTTGGTGAAACACGTTCTAGAAATTCTACGAACATTGATTCGCGCTTTAAGGATGGAAGATTGTCGTGAAAGCCTTTAATGAAATACCTGAGCTTTTCGCAATCCTTAATTAGGACATGCTCTTGATCAACTAAATCATTCGGCTTATAGGGTGGTGTTCCTTCTGGTAATGCCCATTGAACAGCAGGGTCATAACCAGACTGAAGCACAATTCTTAGTACAAGGCTGTCATTTGCCTTTATAGCATCAATCTTTTCTTGAGTTCTCTTTAGCTTTCCTACTTTTTCTAGGAACTCAGCTACACCAATTACCATTAAAATTCTCCAATATGCTCAGTTAAATTACGAAGTTTGTTAGCGATAAAATAGTTCATGAGCTTAGAACGATCTTTACCATTTTGTGCGTTGTAAGAAGACATAACCTTTGTACGAATTTCTTCTGGTGTATGATCCAAGTTAATCAGTTTATCATTACGAAAATAATTTTTAGCAATAACAGATTCCATTTCGTTTGGCGTCATCTTAATATAGTGTTCCATTTTCTTAGCAGTCAATGGACGTTGTCTTTCACCAACAACAAAACAATTGTCCGAAGAAAGAATGTTAGGCACACCGTCGCCAGAGTCGCCCTTCAAAATATGCTCTTTCAAGTACTGCCCTGGATCTGTATGAGTAATCCACTTCTTGCGAGTAGGATCATACTGTTTCACATTAGCATACTTATGTAGCTGAATGAAATCTTTATCACCAGAAAGAATTAGGATCTTTTCTCCAACGTCTAAGTCAGAACCATATTCTCTAACAAGTGTGCCGATTACATCGTCAGCTTCTGCTGCTTCAATATCAATAACTTTGTAAGGGAAAAATTCTTTAAGCTCGGAGCGAATCTTATTAAGACATTCAAATACTGACTTCCAGTCAAGATCAGACTTTTCTTGAGCCTTCTTGCGGTTCGCCTTGTAATAAGGGAAGAACTGACGACGCCAATAGTTGGTATTGTCGCAAGCAATAACAAGTTCTCCATACTCAGAGAAAAACTTAGTTCTGTATGAACGTAGAGAATTAAGAATCATATGACGCACCATATTCTCTTCTATCTGGGCGTTTGTATGATTTCCAAGCTGCATCAACAAATTAGACAACATAACTTGGTTAAGATCGACAATAATCACATCATCACCTATAAAGTTTACACTTCTTCTTTCAATTTAATATTAAGGCTATCGACTATATTTAGAGATTCTATATCTTCTTTGTCAGATTCAAATATGTTTTCTGCTAATTTTTGGAAAGGGTGATATATTCCGTAATACTTGCTCATGAAAGATCTTAAAGATTCAACAATCATTGCGCCATCTTTAATGCTTTCTCTTTCGTCTTCATCTTCAGGAAATGCGAATCCAGAAACTTCTAAATGGTTGAATATAATAGGTATCACATTCATCAATGTTTCTTGGATATGAAACTGTTTCATTGTATCTATATTTTTTGAAACTTCCTCAGCAGTTAAATCTAGTCTGCTATCTTTTGGTCCAGAATATGACTTTGGAAAAGTGATTACATTATTTGTATACATTTGAATCCAACTATAGCTAACAACCTATTTTACCTCATAACATTATTATTGTCAATAGGTATTTATGTTTTTACTGATTTATAATTATAGTTGAACCTTGTTCCACAAAATTGAAATCGTATACTTTACATTCTGTTTCGTAAGCGATGTTATAGATTACTCTTTCTCTGTGTTCTGGCTTTACATAGAACAAGAAAAATCCGCCGCCACCAGCACCTAATAGTTTACCACCTATAGCACCAGCCTTCAATGCTTTGTCATAGATAACATCAAAATATTCATTGGTTATGTCTTTAGAAACACCCTTCT